ATGTATTGCTATGGATACTTCCTTTGAAGAAATTATGCAAATTAACTATGAAAAATTAAGTGCTCGTTATCCTGAAGGTACATTTAGCGTTCATCGTTCAGAAAATAGAAAGGATGGGGATATTTAAAACATAAGAGTTTTGATTTATCTAGTGGAAGATAAATAAAAATAAAATTGATAGATGAAAGAACTACAAGTATTCATTAATAATATTCTAGATATTTTCACAACTAAAAAATCATTATCAAAAGATGTTCTAAATGATTTTATTAAATATTTTTACTTCACTCTTGATAAGGAAATTAAATCAAATAAGTCTGAAATATTAAAGAATAAATATATTAAGATTAGAAAAAATGGATTGCAATATATTATTGATAATAAAAAATCAATAATCGCAAACATTTCTAGAAAAATAAAGTAAATAATGAAAAGTTTTCTTCAATTTATCAAAGAACTAAATTCTCCTTCAGAACAAGCTCAAAAACTTGGATTACAGGGAGATGGGCACGGTGGTTGGTATGATAGAAGAACTAATGAGTTTGTTGCTAAAACCGAAGGTGGAAAATTAAAGTTTTATAATAAGAGAGAAAGAATTGGACAACAAGATCCAAGACAGACTGCACACGAAAAGGATGTTCCTTCTCCTAGTTATAATGACCCAAATGCCCAGCAAGCACCGGTAGCACCAGCACCAGTAGAACCCGCTCCAGAGCAACAACCAGTCGCACAAGAACCTCAACAACCTCCTGTTGCAACTCCACCACCAGTTCCAAAAACCAAAGGAACTCTAACAATTGCCTTTGGAAGATTTAATCCACCTACATTAGGACATCAACAGTTAATGGATGTTGCCGCACAATCGGCAGAGTCTGATGGTGGAGACTATTTAATTTACCCATCTAGAAGTCAGGATAAGAAAAAAAATCCACTAGATCCTGATACAAAAATTTCATATATGAGACAGATGTTTCCTGCTCATAGTGAAAGAATTGTGAATGATAATGCAAATAGAACTATCTTTGATGTTCTTAAAAAAGCACATAATGATGGATATACGAATGTTAGAATTGTTGGTGGTTCTGATCGTGTAAAAGAATTTGAAAAATTATCCAATAATTATAACGGGCAACTGTATGCCTTTGATGCAATTGAGGTAGTTTCTGCCGGAGATAGAGATCCCGATGCAAAAGGTATTGAGGGTATGTCTTCCTCAAGAATGCGACTTGCCGCTGCCGAAGGAGATTTCCGTAAGTTTAGAGAAGGACTTCCTCCTGATATGAAGCGTGGTGCTGCACAGCAACTTTTTGATACGGTAAGAGCATCTATGGGTATTAATGAGAACTGGAACACTTGGGAGATTGCTCCAAAACTAGATCAAAAAACTCTTCGTGAAAATTATGTTTCTAAAAAAATATTTCAAATTGGAGAACTGGTAGAAAATCTAAATACTGGACTGGTTGGTAAAATTACTCGTCGAGGAACTAACTATCTAATTTGTGTAACCGAGTCTGGTATGATGTTTAAATCTTGGATAAGTGACGTAACAGAATATATTGTCGAATCTAAAAAGAAAACTAAAAACTCTTATATTAAAAATTTCATAAATAAGTATAGAAAAAGGTAAATTATTAAATCTTCTTATGAAAAGAAATATTTCCGAAGATCTTCCAGAAAGAAAATTCGCACCAGCATCTGCCGGTGGTTCTCCACAAGGCAAATCTGATGCAGGTTCTTCTTCAAATAAAGAAGGTGGCAGTTCTGAAAAAACTCCAGAAAAAAAAGCAAAGCAGGCAGTTTATGATATTCGTTACAGAGCAAGAAGAGAAGATATTCCTCTTCGTCAGGCATTTTCACAGTATATGCAAAATAGTAGTCTCGGACAAACCGAAAGGACTTTTATAATGCAAAATTTATTCGGAAAAGAAGGTGGTGGTATGAAAGCGGAAGATTATAATGCTATGTTTGCTAATGCGGCATCTGATTCAATTTCAAGTGCTCTGTATAAAGTATTTGTAGAAGGAAAAAATCAAAATCAAGACCCAATTCAACTTACCTATTTTGAGGAACTTGAAAATTCTAAAGAAAGAAAATATGAAATTAAAGTCACCGATAAAAATAGTGGTAAAACATATATTAGACTCGCGACCAGAGAAAAAATCAATAATTTAAGAGCAAATCCAAATATTTCTGAAGTTGAAATCATTAGTGTTGATCCCACAAAGGTAACTGCCTATGGAGATCCTTATGAGGGTGAAAGAAAGAGAGGGTCACAAACTGCCGCCGTAACATCAGGTAAGGGTTTAGATTATGATTATGATGGTGATGGAAAGGTTGAGAGTGGTGCCAAAGAATATCGTGGTTCGGTTCATAATGCCATTCAACGCAAAAAAGGCGGAACTCCTGATGGTAGAGATACTTCCAGTGTAAAGGAAGATTTTATTCACGAGGCTGGTAAAAAAAAAGTAGATGATGATGTTGAAAAAACCTTTGATGTGATGCCACCTAATAAAAAAAATACCGTGAAGGTTTGTCCTGAAAATGGTAATGGTATTTCGGAAAGTGGATATTCAAAGTTTCTCAAAAAAGTTAATACTGTTAAAGAAGAAGCAGTAAGTCAAAATCAACAGCAACTTGCCGGAATGGCACTTGCGTTCTTGAGAGGTGATATGCCTGATGCAAGTGAAGAAGTTAAAAAAATGGCAAAAATGGGAGAAAAAGAACTTCTTAAGTTTGCAAAAACAAAGCACGAAGGTCTTCCTGAAAAGGTAAAGGAAGAAGCGGAATGTAATTCTGATGATAGTAAAGAAGAGGAAGATCCCCGTTCGATGAAGACAAAAATTAATCTTGTCAAAAACAAATTAAGGGCAATGGGTCTTAAAATGTCTTATGAACCAGAAGGTGATCAGATTGATGAGTTTTTTGGTCCAGATAAAGTTGTTCCTAAAGGTGGACAAATTTCTGGATCAAAAGATCCAGTAGAAGTTGGTAGAGATTATGTTGCTCAATCTGGAGGAAAACCGGCGGTAGTTAATTATGATAAGGCAGGTTCTAAAACTGTCAGACCATTTACGCAACAAGATAATCTGAATAGAAGAAAAAACACATTAGCACAAAATGCAGCAGCTGCATCTATGGGTATGTCACCATTGTATAATGTTAGAAATTCTTATGAACCAGAAGGTGAAATGGTTGATGAGGCAAAAGTAGACGATGATCTTTCTCCTTTGGAAAAGCAAAATGCAAGAAACAAAAGGTCTGGAAACTCTACTTTTACTAGGCAAAATTTAACTAAAATATATAGAGGTAAATCAACAAGGGGAATGAAACCTTCAGAACCAACAGATGATCTTTCTGATGAGGAAAAAGAAAGGGCAAGAGAGGAAAAAGAAAGGGCAAGAGCAGCAATGACTTCTGTGAGAAAATATGAAATGGCACTCAATCAACCAAATACTCCTGTTGGAAAAAGAGTTCGAGGTGAGATTGAAATGAATAAGGCAGAACTAGGACCCTCAGGTCGTCGTGGAAGTTAAATTTAGGTAAAATATCTAAATAGAATTGTAGTATTCAAATTCTTTAAAATGGCAAACGTAGTAAATTTAATCAAGCCAATTTTGGTTCAGTTTCTTAATTCCTGTCAGGTAAAAAAACTGGTTGTAGATTTGATTGACCGTTATGTAAAGACCACCGACAATGATATTGATGATGTAATTGCCTCTACCGTAAGAGTTGCTCTTCTAAAGAACTGTAAGTGATCACTTGCTTTCTTACAAACTGGGGATTTACAATTGCCTTTGGATTGTTATTTTCCTTGTCGGAGTATATTGGGCAAAATCAAAACATAAAGGCAAATAGTGTTTATCAATTTGTCAGAAATGTTTTGGTGATTATTACAAAAAAATAAAGAGACTTTCAATAATGAGGTCTCTTTTTTTTATAAATACTTTTTAGATTAACGAATTATAGGTAAAAAGAATGGCACTCTGGGGAATTTCCACGACTTCGGAAACATCTGGTAATAATTATAATATTCCCAAGTTTTTTCTTGATACTGATAGAAATAATACTCCACACAACTGCTTTGCAGATGTTCGTGGATGGGTTTATCGTAGATATGGAACAACTGAACAGTCTGGTCTTTCTACCTCCTATTATGATGAGGTAATTGTTCCTGTTGCAGGACTGAATACTGTTGGTAGTGGAGCAAGCACAACAGGTCTTGGATTGGCAACTCCTGTTGCAGTATTCTTCGAAGATGAAAATCGTGCTTCTCCAATTTCTATCGGTGCTGGTGGAACTACTGGAATTACGACTGGTTCAATTGGAAATGTTCATTTAGTGTTTAATGAACTGGTATATGTTTCTGCAGGTGCAACAATTTGTCTTCGTGCCTTTGATGCAAATAATGCAAACGAAACAACTGCGATTGTTGCAACAGCAGGATCATTTGCAAACGGATCTACTGTTTTAAATTATATTAATAATACTGGATTTGTTGCTAATACAAGTTACAACGGACAGATTACAAATCGTCCTTCATTTGCATTCACCGCACCCTCTACGGTTCTTGCTGCAAATGTAAATTTCCTTACAACAACTATCAATGCAACCATTGCAATTGGAGCAACCAATATTTTTGTTGATAATACAACCGGAGTTGTTGCCGGTGTAAGTTCCATCAGTGTAGTAGGCCCAGGTACAATTACCACTAGACCAATTGTTTCTGTTGCATCTACATTTGTTCAAATTGGTACAGCATCTACAGTTGCAAGTGTGCTTGGTATTGGAACTGTAGTGACATTCAGCACTCGCACAAATGCTACTAAACTATCAATTGATATATCAAGAGGATTTATTGGAGTGATTACTGATGTTTCCGGTGGTGTAGGTGTTACTAGTTCATTCACTTCGGACATTATTCGTAATATTGGAGGTGCCGGATCTACAAGTTCAGTTGGTATTGGAACCACAACATTAACCGTAACTGCATAATATGAAGTTTGATGAGTTGAACGAGAATAATTATCTATTATTTGCCATAAAATTTTATAATAATCCTCAATCAGTTACGATGGAGGATTTTCAATCTGATTTGAAACGAATTAGATATGTCAAAAGATTACTTAAAAAATATAAAAATGGTGGAGAACTAAAAACACATTTAATTCTCAATCATCTTATTATTTTATTTAATGTTTTTGATGATGCTGCAGTTCCTTTATTATTTTATAATCTTGAAGAAGATTTATGGCCTTTGATTAAAAGTTTTTTAATATTCTTAAATCGTCTACCCGAATATCCAAGAAGTCAGATACACGAAATTGTTGAAGACCTTAACTGTCTATCACAACTACAATTAATCTAATGAATATCGATAAGATTATTTCTATAATTCGTTCATTAAAGGAAGACGGCAGCCCTACTATGAGTACAGGCAGCACTGCCGGTTCTGCCGGATTTGGGGGTAGTGCTCAGGGTTTTGATCCAGGACCTACTGCAGGATATGATATGCCTCTTGATGGGCGTTCTAGGATGCTGAAAAGACTCCCACCACTATACCGAAAAGGTTTAAGAAAAAGAAAGAAAAAAAGAACGAATAAATAATAGTGTAACTAAATTTGATTTTTTTTGTTTTGGATAAGTTAATATTCACGGAGCAAAAAAATGTTTAGTAAATCATCCAACGAAACAAAAATCGCCGTTTTAGAAGAACGTCTAACTTCTTACGAAATTATGATTAAAAAAATAGACGAAGCAATTCAAATTATGGGTAAAACCAGTCAAACAATTTCAAAAATGTTGGCGGTTCATGAAGAAAAGCTAGATAATACTCATAAAAATGATGAACTTATTATTGATAGAATTAAAACGATGGAAAGTAAAAATACAGAAGAGCATCATCGAGTAATTGAAAGATTTGAATTCATAGATAGTAAAATAAATGACCGTATTGAAATTCTTAACAAAAAAGTTGATGAAGTCACAAAATTTCGTTGGTTAATATTGGGCGGTATTATGATTATTTCGTTTATTTTTTCACAATCATCTATGGTTGTTGATATATTGACACCAGACACGGACAATGTTAGAATAGAGAAACCCAGATAATTATTTCAGAATGGACTTGATTGATTCCAAATATATTGGACTAATCTCATCACGTCTTCAAAAATTTAAAAGAGTTAAAACTGATCTTTATAATTTTAGATGCCCGATTTGTGGAGACTCTCAGAAAAATAAAAATAAGGCAAGAGGATACTTATATTCTGTAAAGAACAATACAAACTTTAAGTGTCATAATTGTGGAGCAAGTCTATCTTTTAATAATTTTCTTAAAGATATTGACTCGACTCTTCATAAACAGTATTCTTTGGAAAAGTTTAAGGAAGGTTATACCGGAAAGAACTTTGTGGTTGAGACACCAACATTTGAGTTTTCCAAACCAAATTTTATAAAAAAAATTAATCTTCCAAAAGCATCTTCAAATAAGGTTGCAAAGGAATATCTTGAAAACAGAAAACTTAATCCGGAAAGATTTTATTTTGCTGAAAAGTTTCAAGAATGGGTTAATACACAAAAACAAACATTCAATAACATTATAAAAGATGAAAGTCGTATCATTATACCTTTATATACCTTTAAGGGAGAAATGTATGGATTTCAGGGAAGAGCATTAAATAGTAATAGTATTAAATACATTACTATTATCCTAGATGATTCGATTCCAAAACTTTATGGATTAAATACAGTCAATCCAAATGAAACGGTTTATATTGTCGAAGGTCCCTTTGATTCTGAATTTGTTAAAAATGGAATTGCCATGTGTGGTGCCGATGTTGATGTATCATCTTTAAATTTTAAGGATATTGTTTATGTTTTTGATAATGAAACAAGAAATAAAGAAATTTGTGATAGAATGAATAAGATAATTGAAAATGGAAATAAAATTGTAATCTGGGAAAGATCAATTCTTCAAAAAGATATTAATGATTTATTTCTTGCCGGATTTGATATTATGAGTATATTAAAGTCAAATACATATTCTGGGTTAGAGGCAAAAGTAAAATTCAACGAATGGAAACGAGTATGAGCAACGGAACAAAGGTTATTAAAAGAAGTGGAACTGCCGAAAGGTTAGATTTGGATAAACTTCACATCATGGTTGAGGAAGCTTGTAAAGATCTTTCTGGAGTTTCTGCTTCACAGGTAGAAATGCAATCTGGAATTCAATTTTATGATGGTATTACGACTGCCGAAATACAAGAAATTTTAATTCGTTCTGCATCAGATTTGATTGATTTGGAAAATCCAAACTATCAATATGTTGCTGCCAGACTTCTTTTATTTTCTGTTCGTAAATCTTTATATGGAAAACTTCAAGAGCATCCAGACTTTTTTACACATATTCAGTCTTGTGTAAATCTTGGTGTTTATGACTCTGAAATTTTATCATTATATACAGAAGAAGAAATCAATCGTCTTGGTTCTTTTATCAAGCATAGTCGGGATTATCTATTTACTTATGCCGGTCTTCGTCAAGTAGTTGATAAGTATTTGGTTCAAGACCGCAGCAATTCAAAGGTATATGAAACTCCGCAGTTTATGTATATGATGATTGCGGCAACAATCTTCTCTAAATATCCAAAAGAGACCCGTTTAGATTACATTCGTAAATATTATAATGCAATCTCAAGACACAGAATCAACATCCCAACACCAATCATGGCAGGAGTGCGAACCCCACTTCGTCAATTTGCATCTTGTGTTCTGGTTGATGTTGATGACACCCTCGATAGTATCTTTAGCAGCGATATGGCTATTGGCAGGTATGTCTCACAAAGGGCTGGTATCGGTATCAACGCAGGTCGAATCCGTGGCATCAACAGTAAGATTAGAGGAGGAGAAGTTTCTCATACAGGTGTTATCCCATTCCTCAAAAAGTTTGAAGCAACTGTTAGGTGTTGTACACAGAATGGGATTCGTGGTGGAAGTGCTACTGTATTCTTCCCAATCTGGCATCAAGAAATAGAAGATATATTAGTTCTCAAAAATAACAAAGGAACAGAAGACAATCGTGTTCGTAAGTTGGATTATGCAATTCAGATTAGTAGAATATTTTATGAAAGATTTATTCAAGATGGTGAGATTACGCTTTTCTCCCCACATGATGTACCTGGACTATATGATTCTTTCGGAACAATTGAGTTTGATTGTCTCTATGTTGGATACGAAAATAACCCTAATGTTCCGAAGAAAACAATAAAGGCACAAAAACTTATTCTTGATCTTCTCAAAGAAAGAGCAGAAACCGGAAGAATCTATATTATGAATATAGATCACTGTAATACTCATAGTTCCTTTATTGATAAGGTAAATATGAGTAATCTTTGTGTTGAAATTTGTTTGCCAACAACCCCGATTGGGCACATTGATGGCGATGGTGAAATTGCTTTATGTATTCTTTCTGCGATTAATGTAGGAAAAGTCAAAGACGATGAAGAATTTGAAGAAATGTGTGAACTTTCTGTCCGTGCTTTGGAGGAACTGATAGACTATCAGGAGTATCCCGTGGCTGCCGCAGAACGTTCTACAAAGGCACGTAGATCTCTTGGTGTAGGTTATATTGGTCTGGCACATTATCTTGCCAAACTAGGGTTCAAATATGACTCTCAAGAAGCTTGGGATGCAGTTCACGGACTTTCAGAGTCATTTCAATATTTTCTTCTCAAGGCATCAAATAAGATTGCTCAAGAAAAAGGTGCCTGTGAATATTATAATCGTACTACGTATTCTCAGGGTCTACTCCCGATTGATACTTATAAGAAAGATGTGGATGAGATTTCTAATGTTACACTTCAACACGATTGGGATAAACTTCGTGATTTGATTGGACAATATGGTCTTAGGCACTCTACTCTATCTTCACAAATGCCAAGTGAATCAAGTTCAGTTGTATCTAATGCAACAAATGGAATTGAACCTCCTCGTGGATATTTGTCGATTAAAAACTCTAAAAAGGGACCACTCAAACAAATTGTTCCACAATATGCAACACTCAAAAATAATTATACATTGCTTTGGGATATGAAATCCAATACTGGGTATATTAATCTTGTTGCCGTGATGCAAAAGTTCTTTGATCAGGCAATTTCTGGGAATTGGTCTTATAACCCAGAGAATTATCCTGACAATGAAGTTCCAGTTTCGGTAATGGCAAATGATTTTCTCACCACATATAAATTGGGTTGGAAAACAAGTTATTATCAAAATACTTATGATGGAAAAACAGATGAAGTAGTGGAAGAATCAAAACAAAACTTAGAATCTTTTCTTGATAATATTATCAATTCTGATGAAAATTCTTGTGAAAGTTGCACCATCTAATTTTGTTAAATATAAATGTATGAGTTAATTTGTTTAAAAATATTATGAAATTTAATTTCAAAAAAACCTCAGAGGAAAAAAATATGGTCTCTTCAATGACCGTTTTTAACTCTCAAGAAGTCGATACTAAAAGGCAACCAATGTTTTTTGGTCAACCATTAGGAATTCAACGTTATGATACTTATAAGTATCAAGTTTTTGAAAAATTGACTCAGCAACAGTTAAGTTATTTTTGGAGACCAGAAGAGATTTCCTTACAAAAAGATCGTGGAGATTATCAGACTTTACGCCCAGAACAAAAACACATTTTTAGTAGCAATCTGAAATATCAGATTATGCTGGATTCTGTTCAGGGAAGAGGTCCTGGTATGGCATTTGCTCCGTATTGTTCCCTACCAGAATTGGAGGGTTGTATGAAGGTCTGGGAGTTTATGGAAATGATTCATTCTAGGTCATATACATATATTATCAAGAACATTTATTCAAATCCTTCTGAAGTTTTTGACACTATTCTTTCTGATGATCGTATTTTAGAACGCGCTCATAGTGTAACTGAAGCATATAATGACTTTATTAATAGTGCCCAAAATTATGGAAACTCTGATCTTTGGAAACACGCCCAAGAACAAGTCCCTCATGCACAGGAAGAAAGATATGAACTCAAACGTAAATTGTTCAGAGCAGTTGCAAACGTTAATATTCTTGAAGGTATTCGCTTTTATGTCAGTTTCGCTTGCAGTTTTGCATTTGGCGAACTCAAACTTATGGAAGGAAGTGCAAAAATCATCGGACTGATTGCCCGTGATGAAAGTCAGCATTTAGTCATTACCCAGAACATTTTAAACAAGTGGAAGGAAGGTGATGATCCTGATATGAAGAAGATCTCTCAAGAAGAGGAACAGTGGGTTTATAGAACCTTTGAGAGTGCCGTCAATCAAGAAAAGCAGTGGGCAGAATACCTATTTAAAGACGGTTCTATGATTGGTTTGAATGATAAATTATTGCACCAGTATGTAGAATGGGTTGCTAATCGTAGATTAAAAGGAATTGGTCTTAGACCTCTTTATGATATTCCTGCCAAAAATAATCCATTACCTTGGACTGAGCACTGGTTGAACTCTAAAGGTCTTCAAGTGGCACCACAGCAAACTCAAATTTCTAGTTATTTGGTAGGTGGTATTAAACAGGATATGAAAAACAATAGTTTCTCGGGGTTTAAACTTTAATTGATTTTTGAGACTGAAGTTGTATATTATATAAATAATAGTGAACAACTTCAGTCTCAAAATGAATAACTACATTCTTTACTATTACCTGAGAGAGGACTTTAGTTCTCCATTTTATGTTGGATATGGAAGACCAAGAAGAATTAATTCTAGACACTCTAGAAGAAATGGTGCTGAAATTTTACCACCAAGAGAAAGAAGGTGGATTGTACAATCTGGATTATCTAAAGAAAAAGCAGTAGAGTTGGAAATAAAACACATAGCACTTTGGAAAAGAGAGTGTGATGGTGGAGTTTTATTAAACCAAAATCTTGGGGGTGAAGGAAAAACTGGTGGACAAAAAACAAAAGGATTTGGTGGTAGAACCCATACAGAAGAAGCAAAAAGAAAAATAAGCGAAAAAGTTGCTGGTAAAAATAATCCAAGTTATGGTGTTCCTTGTAGCGAAGAGAGAAAAAGAAAAATAAGCGAAAAAGCAAAAGAAAGATTTGCAGCAGGTTTTAAAGCACCATCATCAAAAACTTGGAAAATTATTTCTCCAGAAAATAAAGAATATATCATTGTTGGAGGATTAGAAAAATTCTGTAAATTTCAAAATATTTCATATGCAACTATGTCTGCCGCAATCAAATATAATAGAAAAGGACCAAGAAAAAATGGATGGAGTATCGAAGAGAAAATTTAGAGTTTCTATACCAGAAGATGAATGTGTAATAAAACTTCAAGAGTATTGCGAATTCTCTTCTACTTTATTAAAAATTCCTGTAGTATCTAAACCTCTATGTGCCGATGCAAACTGCCACAATAATGTAAATCATTATGTAAATACTTATGGTGGAGAAAAAATAAGTGGATATTATTTAATTACAGATGCTGATGATGAAACTTATGGATGTGCGATATATCATAGTATTTGGAAAAATACTTATGGTGATTTGATAGATATAACACCATTTGAGGATGGAAGAGAATATAATATATTTTCTGTTTTGGATACTACAGAATATTACTCTGGTATTTTGTATGATGGATACGAATATATAATACTAAAGCCTGGGAGTAACATTATAAAATGACCTCAAAACTACTTATCGATGATGGAAATTATGATGAGTGGTGTGAAGAAGATATTTTAAAGTGCTACAGAGATGCTGCCGAATATGATGATTTTATCTTTGGTTGTTATGATTGGTTGAGTGATGTAGTTGTAAATCGTGATTTTATATAAATAAAACTATAAAGAACTTATAAAAAAATGTCTAGACTTACTGGAAAGGAAGCTTTTGGTTTGATGGAAGCATATCAGGCAGTATATGCTCCTCAAGAACTCACCGAAGAACAGGTATGGGAAGGAGTCGAGAACTGGGTTCATTCACTTTTAGAAGAAGGATATGATTTGAGTGATTATACCTGGGAAGAGATGTATGAGTCTTATTTGAGTGAAGGACCTTATGATGCTGCTAATGTAAAATCTGCACAACAAGCTGCACAAGATGGACAGGTTAAAAGCGATGCTGCTGCTGCCGCACTAAAAGCACAAAGAAGATCCAAAGATGTTGCTGATTATAGAAAAGCTATGCTGCCACCACCAGTAAAAACTTTTCAAAATACTGCGGGATATGGTAGATATCAAGACCCCAAAACTCAGAACCAAAACCAGTCCAAATATAAATCTACATCTGACGGTAAGATGTATGCAAATTATAACGATGCTCTCGCAGCAAATAGGTCTCGTAATAGAAAAACCGATACTCCTACTCCAGCAAGACCTGCCGCTCCTGCGAATTCTTCCAGTCCTACCACAACTGCTCCTTCTTCTAGTCCTGCCGCAACTGCTCCTTCTCCCAAACCAGATGTCGCCAAAACTGTAACCCCAGAAAAGAAAATGGGCGGAGATCCTATGGACCAGTGGGCAAGAGCAAATCCAACACTTGCCGCTAAGGTAAAACCAGGGCAATCTGGATATAATACTATTAGAACAAGACTAGATGCTGATAATGATAGACAGGAAAATTATGATGCCTATGATTTGGTTCTTTCACACCTGATTAATGAAGGTTATGCTGATACACAAGAAGCGGCACTTGCTATTATGGGAAATATGAGTCAAGAGTGGTCACAGAGTATTATTGAAGCATATCAAGAGTTTCCTATGAATAAAGTGGTAAAAAAAGCAGGAGGACTTATGGGATCTTCTGCAGGAAAAAATGATCCCGCAAGCAAAAAAAGAACTAAAAGAGGAATAAAGATGATGGATGTTGCATCAACTCACACTCCAGATAGATGATTTTCAAATGATATCATTCAACGAATTTATGCTTCTTGCCGAAAGAAAATATGATCCTGATGAAAAACTCCCATCAGGTAGAACTCCAAATGAAAAAATGAGTATGGCACAGGATCGACTTGGTGCCATCTATATGACTGAGCCATCCCCATCACGATTTGCTGATAGAAGACTAGACACTACAAAATCATCCTCCCTTGGTAGAGGAAGAAAAAATAAGGCAATTCAAGCCGCAATAAAATCTGGACAAGATCCCCGAAATGCAACTAAAAAATCTATACTAGATGGTGAAGAGTATCAAACTGATTTAAGAAAACATGGACGTCCTGGAGGCCCTGAGGCATCAAGAACTGTTAGAGATAATGAAATATCGGCACACACTCAGGGAGGATTAAGAGCACATCAAACGAGAGCAGGTGGATATAGAACAAAGAAAAAAAAGAATAATGAAGAAGAGAATAAATAAGACCACTTTCCAAAACTAAAATACACAGAGGGTTCTAAAGACCCTCTTTTTTTATAAATAACTAAAAAGTAAAAAAATGTCTGCAATTACAACTATTCAAACTCGTGGTATGCTAGAAGCATATCAAGCAGTCCATTCTCCCGAATTGAGAGCACAACTTGACGAAGAAAATAAATTAGTAGAACAAATTGGTATTGATATGATTGAGAATGCGGCATATGTGCTGTTCTCTCAGGGATACGATGTAGATGATGTAATCTCATATTTTACAGAAGCAACGACTAATACAATTATTAAAGATTACCTTAATTTTTCAGAAGGCAATCTTATTATTGAAAGTGTTGCCGTTTCTGGTGCTTATATCGAAGAGCAGTTTGAACTTTTATATGAAAAAACAGGTATTATTAAATCTTTTATTGGTAGCGGAATTAATGCTGTTAAGAATTTTGCTTCTGGGGCACAAAAATCGGCAGAAGTTGTTAAGAGAGCACAAAACATAAAAAATATAAGAGCAGATAGACTAGCACAATGGAAGCAAGGTTCTCTTGCTACTCCAATTACACCAGCAGCATCTAAAACCCCAAACATTCTTCAAAAAGCAAGTGATTTTGCTAAAACTCAATTAGGGAAGCTTCCTGGCGCTCAAACAGCACAAAAGTTTGCAAAAAGTGGAGCAGGAAAACTACTAGGTAAAGTTGGTAGCAGAGTTCTTCCAGGTCTTGGTGTTGCTGCTTATGGTATGGACGCAGTTGATAGAGCGAAAAAGGGAGATTACGGCGGAGCCGCTTTAAGTGGAATTGGTGCTGGTCTTTCGGCAATTCCTGGTGTCGGTCTTGTTGCTGGTTTAGCACCTACGGCAATTCAAATGGCAACTGATGCTGCCGGTCTTACTGGTGATAAGAGTAAGAAGGGGTCGGCAAAAACATTACCACCAGCACCATTAAAACCACCTTCTCTTAAAAATAATCAAAATTATGCAAAATCAAAAGGCAAGTATTTTTCTTCATCTGATGGAAAAACTTATGGCAATTTTAATGATGCCCAAGCAGCAAAAAATTCTAGAACAGGTGTAAAACCAACTCCTAAACCGGTTGCTCCTGGAAATACATCTACACCCGGAAATACATCAACTCAAGGAAATACAGCAACTCCAGGAAATAGTCAGAAAGAACCAGCAGCAAAACAACCATCACCAAAATCCCCTACTATTGGAAAAACTCCCGGTGGAACTGAATATGAAAGAAGAACACCTAAATTACCAGAACTTGCTGCCGCACAAGAAAAAAGAGCAACAGGTGGATCCGAAGAAGAAGCAATTAAGGCTGGTGTATATGCAGGAAAAACATCCAATCCAGTTAAAATGGATATTCCTGGATTTGCTTTAGGTGGAAAATTTGATGTTGATAAAACAGGCATAAAAACACCCACAGAATTCACAAAAACCACTACACCAGAAAAGAAAAAAACCTCCACAGAAACCACAAGTGAAGGTTATGATGCTTATGATCTGGTGCTTGAGTATCTGCTCTCACAGGGGCACACAGATACCATAGAAGAAGCACATTATGTAATGATGGAGATGGATGAAGAAACCATTGGAAGCATTATTGGACAGTATATTATCGAGTAACAGATTTCTTAACTAATACGGTTCCTTCCACAACTCTTGTTGTGGTTCCGGTTGGACTGTTGAGTAATATATCATAAAAATACTTTCCTGGTTTGATTGTGGCACTTACGGTTGCCGCAATTGAAACAATAACTCTACCTGTAGTTCTATTATTTTCAAATCCAACAACAAAATCTACAGTTTTAGATGAGGACTCATATCTTTTCAGTTGAGCACATCCAGAATATCCTGTCAAGTTCAAAGGTAAATCTGTTAAATCATCCTCAAGTACAAAAGTTTGCTCGAAATCTGTCCCAGTATAAATGACTAAATTTGCAGTATATGTAATTGCCATTGTTTTTAGAAATATTTATTAGAAGCACCCTGTGGAGATACCGACTCTCACCAAAACTGTACCTTCGAACGCAACAGATTTTTTAAAATTTTGGTCTGTAAGCATCAGATCATAAACATATCTTCCTGGTTTTAGAGTTGAAGAAATGGTGCTTGCCATTGATATTTTAATTTTTCCATTAGATCTATCTGTAAATGAAACTCCAAATCCAATATGAGAAGAACTCTCTGGATTTTTTCTCATATGACATGTCCCTATAAATCCTGTTAAATTTATTGGATCTCCTGTGGATTGTGATAGTTCAAAATTCTCACTAAAATCCGCACTAGTATTGATAACAAGATTTCTTACATATACTGACATTTAAGGAATAAGACTTTATGAAGTTATTTATCAAGACCCCTTGACAAGACTTCAAAATCTCTATAGAATAGGTTTGTTGCTTTTGAAGATAAGTTATATCAATAATACTCAGAGCTCTTAAGGACCAACCCGTAAATTCTTTCAGACTCACTCATATAAAAGGTTCCACCAATATTTGTATTGTAATAATCATTACTGAATAAAACATTACGATGAAACTGTTCATAGGTTTCATAATAACTCATAGATTTCTTATGAGGACAAAGATATAATATTTCTCTTAAGAACTTATCTGGGCCTAATAACTTAACATCTTCTTTAAGTTCGTCACAAGACCCAAAATAATTTCTCCAATCACTTTCTTGAGTTTTTCTTCTACCAGTCTTTCTGTCCTTTTGTCTTGTCCAGAAATGTTTTTTACCGATATATTTTTTATTGTTTGTTAAATTTGTGATGATATACACAAATCCTTCCATCTTATTTGGAACTTGAATAAAATCCTCTCCGTTATATTTCCAGGACATTTTTAAATTCTATATAAAATATATAGATCCACAACCAAATTTTAAAACCTGCTATAATGGAAGAGAACAAAATTCACTCTATGACGACTCTAGAACAAACCTTAAGAACCTCTCACGACTGGGCAGTAAATCGTATAAATATTTTGAATAAAAATTTGAATAATGCAGATGCAGAGGCAATTCGTTCAGAGTTTAATGAATGGATGGACCCAAATATTGAAGATCATGATGTTTTTTCACTAGAATACATAGGAGACGAAGATGAAAATTGATTTACATAACTTCTTTAAGTATTACGATGAGAAGAATCCAAAACACGTTGCTGCTATTGAGCAACTCGAAAAGGATCTAAACGATTCAGTATTACTAAATGATGATTCAAACTGGGTTCGTATTTATAGAACCAAAATTGAAAAACCTAAATCTGATATTCGTTTAGAAGTTCCTTATTATCCACAGACAGATAACTATACAAATGCAGAACGCACTTGTAATTCCTCTGCTTGTGCGATGTGTCTTGAGTATTTCAAACCCGGAACTCTTAAAGGAGCACAAGGAGATGATGCCTATATTCAAAAAGTATTTGCCATCGGCGATACAACTGATCATTCTGTGCAGACACAAGTTCTCGCAAATTATGGAATTCAGTCAAATTTTAGTTATAATCTTTCTTTTGTTGATCTTGATAAAAGTCTTAGTGCT